GGTAAGGATCTCCTGGGTGAAAGCCAGGTGTTTTAAAGATATAAACTATGTCGTTTGAGGGAGTTCCAAACTCCGTGGGACCACCACTAAAACCTAGAGTTGTCAAGCAAGAAATGGGGTAGTAGTATGCAACACATAGGAGGGGTAAAATAGCACGCCTTTTTCGGGTTAACAGGGGAAAGGAGGATTGACTAATCTAATTGCAACATTTTACCTAACATATGATACAAAGGGGCCCTGGCGGGATCCATAACGGCCAAACCGCCAGAGACAGGACCAGCGTAACGACGAGCACCCCTAGCAACGGCACCTACCTTGTTGGTAATCCAATTGTATAGAGCAGCCATGTGCTGGGGGTTTTCGTAGAACCAGTTGGGGTTAGCGTTTATCATGCGACGAGCAGCAATGAGAGCATTGTAATCTAACTGTGATACTGCCTTGCTGTAACGTGAAGAATCTGTTTTAAACTCTAAGATTGTATCATACGAAATAGTGTATGTGTTAGGTGACGAAATCCATCCTGGGCAAGTGATGTGAATAAAATGATAGTAATCGTCAATATCCAAATTGTAACTGAGATACTTATCACCCTGTACATGAGAAGCAAACTGTTCCCTTACTGTACTAAACTCCATAAACGTGTAGACACCTTTAGCGGCTTCCCCAGTGTACTTTTCAGCACTTTTGGAAAGTACCGTGGGTGTGACATCCATCGCATCAACCCCCCTGAGGCGGGCTGCCAGAACGGTCCCCTGACGTGATAAAACAGAACTGGTGTTAGTAATTAAAATGGACGTCGCCACAGACCTGGACTCTTCTGCAAGTGATACATCGCCACTATTTGTTACATCAATGTCTCCTAAATGATGTTGTTGCCACCCTGTGGTAGCCCCTGTGTACACCGAAAAACTAGTACCTATGCTACTTGTATTGCTGCCTGCTGTGATATTCATACTCTCAACCTCCAAACTATAGTAACCTGCAACTGGAGCAATATATACAGTGCTATTGGTAAGCAATTTTCCTTCTACCAATGGAAGGTCAATCGATTTTGCGGCTATGGTGGGCCCATTAACACCGGACCACTTATGTACTGTGAAGAAAACTGTGCCTTCAAGTGTCGAGGAACCAATACTTTCATTTGTTATGAGGTAATCGTTCTTATTCATGAAGACATATCCGACACCATTAGATTTTCCAATGGGAAGCTGGTTTCCGTGCGTCGGAGATCCCAAGGTCAGAGTGGCTCCACAAATGGGCCACATGTCAGACAAACCAACAACGCCATAGTCGGCTACGACTGTACCAGAAAGCCAATACCAAAACTGATCATCTGCGCCAGATGTGTTAAAGGAAATAACCGGAAACCTGCATCTATAATGACCTGAGTACAGCCTGTTCCATATCATCCCTACGCGACCGGGCTGTCCATAAAGAGCAATACACATATCCCCATTGTCAAAACTGGGTGGGGCTCCATCAACAACGTTGAGGGTATACTGATCCCTAAGTTTGGCCGCTGATGTTCGGGGGGCATCAACTGTGGGCATACGCAGAACGGTGGCCTCACTCGGCAGAGCAATAGCCATCGCTAAAACCTGGTCAGAAAAATTTGCTTTTACCCTCTTTGCAACTCCCTTCATCACAGTGGCTCCCTTCCTCCGGTTCCGGGGCCTGGGGGCTTGTGGGGTTTGTGCTTGGGGGCTAGCTTTAGCTTTTTGTTGTTTCTTTGCGGGCATTGTGTGAAAAATTATTGTAAACTAATTGTTTCTTGCTCGACATCACTAGAAATCAGTGACACCTGCGTCGCGGAGATTCCGACTCTATTTGAAGTGCGCGACTAGAAGCGGGGGTTTCCCGCTAAAATAACACCGTACGGGTGTGGTTTACAAAGGTGGAAAACCACCTATCTTAAGACCCTACCACCGAGCATGGTGGCATAGGATGACACCGTACAGGTGTGGTGAAACAAGCTTAATGTAATGCCCCGGGGGTCACAACCCTATTTTTCCAGCTTCGGAGCGCCCATCCAGGGCCATTAGGAGGTATAGTACAACAGGTAGTGGCGAGACGCCACTGACCTAGACACCCCAAAACGCCAACCAGGGAGCTTTTCTCGAACTTCCGCAACCGCCGGACATCGGATCTTTCCTGATGCATCCCAGAAATCCAACAAACCGAGGATGTCATTCATGTTTGTAACCAGTTCATCCTCGTTTTCCTCACTTCTGCCCATCTCATGCAGCAATTTGCGCAACACGCGGGACGGATCAAGATAGGGGGTCCACATGATTCCATCAACAATCAGTGTTGTTCGTGAGATGAAGGGGGGCATGTTGAGTATGTCCAGGTGCAGGGGAATTGTGGCATCTCTCACCCAGTACCCTTCCACTTTCATTTCCCATGGTAAGTCACGCGAGAACACGTAGAGACACTTTTGGGCATCCAACACCCGGCTTCCCAAAGGAGTGAGGGCTGACACTCTGGAGTCATCCCCACAAAACTCGAAGAACAAATCTTCATTCACGATGAGGTTATAAACCTCTTCCTCTGTCATGTCTTCAAGGAGAACGTACACCCATGCCAAGAAGTTGCCGAAGCAATTGAGGCGTAGTGTGTTCGGATGTCCGCTAGGATTTCCTCTTCCCTTGTACAACGAGCTGCCATCCGTAAAAAGCAACTCTGCAAAGGTGGTCCATTGAAACAGCATACGCACTACGGCGTGAGGAACTCCTGGGTTACAAAAGGCCATGTAATTGTGGAACAATTCCAGGAACTCGCGAGGGAAAAAGCGATCCCATGCCGTGGCATCCAATGACAATGACTTTAGGATCTGCTCGTACCGACGCCTGAGATGTCGTGGTACAGCTCGATTGAAATCGTATCCTTCCCGGAACATAAAATCTCGTGACGACCATGCGTCATCTGACGGCCTGAACATGACCAACCACAGGGCCTTAAGCAGGACACATGGTGCCTGCACACTGCGCCCTACAGTCAGCTTCTTCGGTTTGTAACCGTCTTTCTTTCCCATGACCAACCATACACCACATATCTCGTCAAATTCTCTAGTGACGTCTGACTGCTTTCCTGCGGTCGTATCCTGGATGTATTGCAGCACTTTCCTGGCAAGCACAACAAGGCCAGCATGCTCTCTGGCCTCACCTCGCTTCGTGTCGTCCTCACACAAGGAGGCAATATACTCTGCTTGAGACATTTCATGACTGTTTGCTCCAGCGGTGTGTGTCCCCTGCAGGAGACATGCCATCCGCTCAAGAGCTTCGTCTAGGGTGGGTTCGCTCCATGGAACACTGCACCCTCCTTGCTTATCGGACTCAATACGGCAGACAATGCGAAAGGCTGCAGCCAATCTAGTCTGATCAATCACCCTTGGGGCTCCTGTGGGCCCTGATGGTAGCGGTTCTGTAAAACGCGATACTTCATCTTTCAGCATGTCTGTTGAGGGACGCATCATAATATGACGATGTCTCACGTGTCTGAAAGTCATGTCCGTACGCAACGGATATATCTTCTGCGGCTCCCTACGTCGATAACTCCGCAGGTTTGCTGGTGGGGCTTGCACAGCTCCAACCGGCAGGCTGTCTCCCCGGTTAATACTCACGGGGGTAAATTCTTGGATTCCTTTCCGGATCGTGCCTGTCTCGATCCAGGCGGCTGGTTTGGTCACACAATTGATCGTGACGTCACCGCCAAAATGTCCACCGCAAATAGCTCCACTGCGGGTAAGGATGGGAGTTCGGCAAAACCCACCTTTTGTACTTGCTGTGTAATTGAAGGTCAATCCATCATTCGCAACAGCTGCTACTTCCCCCTGGGAAAAGTTCCAACATGCTCCATCAAAGGCGAAAAGGGTAACAGACCCGCCGACTTTGGGGTTGGTGAACCTCGGTTGCGTGAAATTCTTTGGAACCCAGCTGATGTTCAAAACGAGACGATCCATGGAGGCTTCATACACAACTGCCACGGTTTCAAACTGGGTTGTTGCTGGAAAACGGACCATAGGGACGGTCCGAGGTGTCCTGAAGTAGTTTGCTGGGTCACCATCGCCAGTCTCGGTGAGATGCCTGGCTGTGACGAAATACAACGATCCTTGCACACCTGGTGGGCCTTTTACCAAAAAGCCATTCATCCAGCCGATGTACCGTCCATCTTCTTGGAAATCCCAAAGCATTGCAGCATTCGGGAGGGAGGTGCAGGGACGAATTGCCCCTCCATGCACCGGTGACTCTACCGCTGGTGGAGGGGGGGGGGGCATTTTATTTGACTCAATGCCCATTTTGGGAATCGTGGGCTGCCATGTGTTTGGAAACCGATCACATGGAGCTGAAGTTTCAACATGGAAACGTGGATTTGTTTTACTGCCTGTGGCCCACACACCAGTGGAAACCTCAACATCCTGCTTAATGACTGGTACAGGACTTGGGTTGCTGACTGGGGGGCACTCCCGATCTCGGGCTTTCGGCTTGCGCTTGCGGGCTTCTACTCCGGACTCGGCGTCTACTTCTCCACATTCTGAGAGGGCGTCTGGGTTATCCTCCATATAGGCCTCAGGTGGTGACACTGCTGCAATAGCTTTAGCACGACTCGCGCGATCACCATCGACCATGGCCTCAAGCTCCCGGAGCTGGTCCGGGTTGTGATACAGAGAAACTTTCTCCCCGTCCGCGATAAAATACACAGGAGGTCTTTCCGGACCCTCAGTATAACCACCTCTCGGAGGTCCAAATCCTCTGGCTCCCTGTCTCGTTTGGTTCCATGTTTGACGCACTCTCTCTGGTAGCGGAGCATCATTCTGGTCTAGGCGAAGTTCACGCCGCCGAAACTCCTGATACGTCATACCATCCTCGTATGAGGTGGCTCCCATGCCTCGGGTATCTCCCATGCATGAGGCATACTTCTCCAGAAGCATTTCTTCCACGAGATCATATCGTCCTTCATCAACAAGATGCTGCTTCCGGTTGTACTCGTCGTCTGTCCAAACCTGGGCTCTGCCAGCATAATGTTTTCTGTCGACATTGTGACGTTCTTTGTTCTTCCCCTTATGTTTTACCTCAACATGCAGGAGCCTGACGCTCTCGCATGCGAGTTTCACTTCAGGGCGTAACTCTGGGATGTACTCGCTTTCGCTGACCACATTTGCTGGTGGTTTAAATGGGCCATCAACTGTGGCCTCCAGCATGGACTCCTTGAGAGAATCCACACGGTCCCGCCTTGCTATGACGAGACCAATGACTCCGTCAAAGCATTGGATACTCTTCTGGATGCCATAATCGCCAACACATGAGTGTTCCCGTGGAATTCCTTCACATGGAATTACTCTGTGCTCCAACTGGTTGTAAGCTCCAACGCACCATGGGCATCCATAAGGGACTGGTAGCTCGACATCGCATTGCAGGGCTGCTGCCACACGGCGTGGATAGGCAGCAATGTCTCCTGGTTTGGGTGGTGCTGTCATCACCTCCAATACTGCCGTAGCAATTCGATGGTGGTCCCTGAAATCATAGGGATCAGCCCGTTTCTCCCTCCAGCAGCGGTATTTAACCCGCAACCATTGTGGTCCCCGCTTGAGAGCGTACCATACAGAAGAAACGCGTTGTGGGGCCTCATAAATGACCGGACGTGCATGGTAATCAATGACTCGAATGGCCATGATCCACACTCTGAGAAACGTCCACAGCACGGACATGGTCATACTTGTGACCATCATAACGATGATGGCACACACTGCGATGTTGTACCAATGGTAAACTTCTGGGGTACCCGCAGCCCACGTGGATGGCGCAGTTGCTGGTGTGTACAAGGATGCTGCGATCCTCTTAATCACATCCTCAGCGACATGCAATTCAACCCCTCGGGCATACATTGCATACGCTTTCTCCGTGATACTTGGGCTGGAAACCATGCTCTCAACTGCTGGTACGTCAGCAGTAATAACACTCATGAATTTGGCAACCAAGTCCATGGAACTGTACATGGCTCCCTCAGACACACTTGACTCCACTGCCTGAGCGCTGGGGAGGAGACCAACAGCTGCCATTCCGACAAGGTGTTTCAGTTGTAACATGCGGCATCTGTGGCGCTGTCTGTTGCGAGCTCCCGCTGACCGGGTATCTCCATCAAATGGTTCGTACACCTCCTCGAGAATCTCTTTTGTTGCATCCTCAAGATGGAGAGCTTCTGCTTGTTCTAGCAGGATCTTCTTTTCTTCGGCTTTCCTGGCACGACGGCGTTGTGGGGCCGTCATACAACCAACATGTGCATCGCAAGCGATGGAACACTCTGCTTTTGCCTCTTCCAATGAGGTTTCTGCATGCACTGGCTCCTCAGCCTGTACATCAGCGGATCGTGCTATGGCCGCCAACCGCTCCCTACGCCTTACCAGAAGGAGCACATCGTCATTTGTCAGCTTATAACAGCTATACGCCACTTCGATGAGCTCCCAAGGGAAGGGAGGGGGTATCTTCAGCCACTCTTCTGTGTGCCCAAACTGGACACTACGCAGGATCAAATAGAGGTACTCCATAAATGGATCTTCCCCTGTTGCCACACCCAAGTCTGTCAGCACCGCGGCAAAACGGTGCATCCAGGGCTTGTCTCTGATGTTGTACTGCAAGTCCGCCGGCCATTGTGACATGGCAGGAATGACGAACGTGTACTCCCAATTCGGAAAAGGCTTAGAACTTGTCATGTTCTGTAGCTGAAAAGAACTGTTCTGAGTAGTTTTATTTACTTTACT